TCGAAGATGTCTCTAGTTCATGCCGCTTCATTGCGACATGTAACTACATCAACAAGGTGACTCCGCCACTTCGTTCCCGCTTTCAAGAATTCGCAATCAAAGCACCAGCACGTGAAGACATTGTTGTTCTCGCCGCTGAAATTCTCGAAGCAGAAGGTATCGAGTTTGATGTTGACGATCTCGACAAGGTCGTAGCAGCATCCTACCCAGACGTTCGCAAGATGATTCAGCTGCTCGAAGGCAGCTCAATTAACGGCAAGTTGAGTCTTACTACTGGCGCCGCCGCTGCCGATTGGAAACTTGAATTGCTCCCGCTGCTTGAAGCTGGTGATTTGAAAGCAGCTCGCAAAGTTGTTTGCGACTCCGCGACAACAGAAGAACTTCAAGATGTGTTTCGTTTTCTGTTCGACAATCTTCATCGCATCAAATGCCTCAAAGCGAATGTTGAAGAAGCGGTTCTCCGCATTAACGACTACCAATACAAACACGTGTTTGTCGGCGACAAAGAACTAAACGTTTACGCGTTGTTCGGCGAACTTGCTCTCCTTTCTTAACTGTGAGTACCACCATGTCACATCACCACGACCACGACCACACTGAACTTGAATTGGCACTTGCTGCCAAGGTTCGCGAGCAAACCGATACGATTGAAATTCTTCAGACAACCCTCGACACGATGGTTACGCTTGAACATGTTCTTCGACTCGCAGTGAAGGCGTTGCTCCCAAATGTCGGCGATCAAGTAACCATTGCCGTCGGAAAAGAAGCGGCATTGATTAACGACACCGTCGATGATGCTGGTGTCCTTGTCGAGAAGATCACCTTCTTCCGCGATGACAATGGCATCGACATGCGTATTGGCGACTGATGGCACTGGATAAAACAGCATTTGATCTGTTTGCTGGTCTGTCAGCGCTGTCAAAGGGCGATCTAACTTGGTATGACAAACTGACACCAGAAGGTCAGAAGGCAGCAGCGCCGTATGTCATGATGCGTTGGATGACTGGAACATCAGACATGGCGCAAATCATTCGCCTCAACACTATGGTCAACCCATATGTGTTCAGCGGATCATCAGACAAGAGCGCGCTGTTCAAGTCACTCGCAGCGGCAGCAACTGGTAGAACATCACGCTATGCTTGGGTCAAAGGTCCTGGTGCTAAGACCAAGAAATCCTCAATTGAGGTGATCAAACAGTATTATGATTGCTCTACTAGAGAAGCAGTTACTTACACCGTAGCAAACGATGATCTTCTAACCATGGCAGAAGAACTTGGTTGGGATAAGGATGAGATCGCAAAACTGAAGAAAGAATTTGATGACGGAACGGGACCAACTACGAAAGTCAGCAGCAAACCGAAGAAGTCAACCAGAGCAAAGTGACGAACCGGTAAAGAAGGTTGTTTGGCATTGCGAGTTTTGTATTCGCGACTTTGTTCACGAGAAGTCTTTCATGAACCATCGTTGCCGAGAGCGCGAGCGCATCGAAGAACTTCGTAGTTCTGTTGGACAAGCAGCGTATGCGCATTACTGCGATTGGTTGAAAGCAAAGAAGCGTTCGGTTGTTCCAATCGAGACCTTTGCTGAATCTCGCCTCTACAACTCGTTTGTGAAATTCGCAGAGCACGCGGTCAAAACAAATATTCCGAACACCAAGCAGTTTATCAAGTTGATGGTGGATCACAAGGATATTTCTCCGATGCTGTGGTGTCGCGACAACATCTATGCGATGTATCTTGAATGGTACGATCAGGCATATCCGCCTGAAGTTCAGGTTCTCGAGTCGCTAGAATTCTTGAAGCAACTTGTTGAAGACTACGAGTGCGAGACACCTGACATTTTCAAAGTTGTCCCTGTCGATACGCTAGTGACCTACATCAAACGACGTAAATTAAGTCCTTGGTTCCTCGCGGCGTCAAAAGTCTTTCGTGACCACTTGATGGCATGCGAATCTCTTGACAAGGAAAAGTTAGAGCGCGCTATGAACATGGGCGCTATGATTGCTCGGATTCAAAAAGACTCTGGTCTGTTCCAGTTCTTTGGTCGTGTAACTCAAGCAGAGGGTTTATAAATGGACGTCGATGTCGACACTCCTCCATCGTTCGACTCAACTAAGGTTTTTCCAAGTTGGATTCGAGCAGCGGTAGTTCGAGATGGCAAGATGACGCCTCACCCGTGCGGCGTCTATCCACAAACGATCCCTAGGGATCCGATGTCTGGATTGTCTGCGATACCGTATGATGCTGCCGAAGAACTCGGGTATCTTAAAATAGACTTCCTTCACCTTCACGTGTACTCGGCATTCAAGACTCGCGCTGAGATCGATGCGCTGCTAGAGCAAGAACCGAATTGGACGCTGCTTCAACTTCAATCAACTCATTCGAAGTTGTTTCAACTGTCGAAACACGGCGATTTGCTTGACACAGTGAAACCGAAGAATATTGAGGAACTCGCCGACTGTATGGCGTTGATTCGACCTGGCAAAAAGCAATTTCAGGGGTTGTATCTGAAGGATCGCCAAGCGGCGCGTCGAATACTTTACGCTAAGGACGACAGCGGATACTCATTCAAGAAGTCGCACGCACTCGCATATAGTTTTGTGGTACATCTCCAATTGCATTTGATCGAGCAGGGTAAGTTGTGATATAATCGAAAAGATTTAACTTAGGAATTCAAATGGTACAAGACCCAGATGTTTTATTTCAGGTAGTATACGGTAGCCGCTTGTATGGCACCTCAACACCTACATCAGACACTGATCTGAAGTCGGTCTATCTTCCACCAATCGACGATTTGTTGTTGACAAAGCGACAAGTCGCCTTCAAGACTCGCGTTGACGAGCGTGGCGATCCTGTGCCAGATGGATTGTCGATGCCGGACAATGGCGTTGAAAACGAGTTCATCCCGTTCCAAACATTCGTTCGCGATTTTGTCAACGGTCAAACCTATGCTGTTGAAATCGCTTATGCGATTCTCAAGGACGGACCCTCTGCGCCTGATAAGTTGAGTGTGTTCGAATACAACACGGTTGTCGACATGATCAACAAGTTCGGCAACAATGAAGTCTACTCGATGGTTGGGTTTGCGATGAAGCAGACCTTTGACTATGTTCGGCGTGGGGAACGGTTGAATGAAGTGGTTAACGTGAGCCAGATCATCGACGCCGTTGTCAATGAAAAAGTTTGGGTTGATGACGACACCTTTGTTTTGCGGTTGGACACAGCGTCAAGGTATCAAGGCAAGTCACTGTTGGATGTCATCTCAGAGCGCTCTGGGCTGCCAATCGGTGAAGTGACGAACAACAATAGAAAGTTGCGCACTCTCGAGATGGGCGGACGTAGTTATTCAGAAACTACAACGATCGCACATTTGCTGACACAACTTGATAAGTTGATCAAGCAATACGGTGTACGATCAACCGCTGCTGCCGACACTGATGTCGACTTCAAATCGTTGAGTCATGCGGTTCGCGTGTATCAGCAAGCGATCGAAATCCTTGACCATGGAAAAGTTACGTTCCCACGCCCAAATGCGGTACAATTACTTGAAATCAAGGAAGGGCGAGCAGACCTTGAAAAGGTCAAAGATCTGCTTCGTGAACTCGATGCCGAAGTTCAGGCAAAGATGATCACATCGACTCAGCGGAAGAAGACTCCTGAGTTGGTTGAGCAATCGGAACAATGGCTGCTTGAAGTGTTGAGAGTGCTTTACTGTCTTGAGACGAGCGCTTAAGACGAACTTCAGTTCCAGCAGGAATTAAACTAGCACGACGTCGTCTAATCTTAGGCGGCGTCTCTAGGTCATACCTGAAGTCATACCCGATAAGACGGGTAACGTGAGCAAGTTCGAATGTTTTATAGATTCGATTTGCTAACGGAGAAATACCAAGTTTCGAGAATTCGAAACTTAGGGGGTAAGAGGATGATCCGCTATAAAACCAGCGAGTCACTATCGTCATCAATTGACGAACATCGAGGCGTTCTTGTTGAGCGAAGTCAAGGACATATGCCCCAATTTCTTCGGAAGATACATTGTCAACAATGACAAGATAATTCTCCCGACGATACTCAAGCACACTGAGGAAAAACATTGTGCCGGAGTCGCTCGCAAACTCCACAATCAAATTTGGGACTTTCTTTTTTGCCACTTGGAATCCTAGAATAAATTAGTTTCAACCTATTTATAGTTTGAATACCGCGCATTTTTTGTTTTCACTTTACTTTTACTTTGGAGGTACACCTATCGATTAACACATATTGGGGCATGATAAATGGCGGTCAAAACCGGTTACTTAGATGTAGCAAGTACAATCTTTTACGAGTTAAGAAGAATTAGACGATTTAACGAGGACGTTCGAGCAATGAAGTCTCGTGATCGACCGTGCGATGAATTGTTTCTAGCATCGAACATCGTCGCTATCAAGCAGCGAGTAAACTCAGGCATTCGCCCAAAGAAACACCTCCACAAACAATTATCGCTGGTTGATGTTCCATCGCCAGGTTGCGTTTGGGAACACATAACCCCAATTGATGTTGCGTGGGCGTACGCACAAACATTAGACTTAGACAGCGAGGATGATCTCAAGAAACTAGCAAAGATTCTTGAGGACTACATTTTCGTGGTGGTCCATGTCACGGCAGCAGACAACGCGCTGATCAACTCCTACTATAAGAACTCGAAAAACGAAATGCCGCCAGGATGGAAATTCGGCGACTGTCGATTCGAGAGATACAAATGTCTTGAGCAGCACAAGATAGATTCTTTAAAGAAGCAGTGGGACGCAATTGTAACGAAGCAAAACTTAGTTACAACTTGAGTATGTTCATTTCCTAGGTTCGTGGTATAATTCATTCATCGACAACTTAAGGATGAATCATGAACCAAGTCGCAATGCTGATGGAACAAATCAAGAAACTCTCCTACGAAGAGCAGCGTGATCTGAATAAGCGTCTCGTCGCTAACCTCAATCTGGCCTCCAAGATCGCAAGTGTGGCTGCTTCGTCCAAGTTCAATGTTCGTGACATCGTTCAATTCGACGGTGGTGCTCGAAACGGCATCGTCACAATGCGCATCACTGGCTTCAGCCGCGACATGGCCAAGATCAAAGGCACCCAACTCAGCGCTGGTCGTGTTGGTTGTAACTGGCAAGTTTCTGCCAAGTTGGTATTCGAACCAACTCCTCAGGCAAAAGAGTTCTACGCTAACAAGTAAGTCGCGAACACGCCACGAGAATCAAAATGTCCAAGAATCAAAATCTGCTGCTGTCCAAGGAACTGCGTGAGGAGGTTGCTGTAAAACTCCTCGCCTACCTGAACATCGCTCGTGAACACTACAAACGCCCAGATCTCGAGATGCCTGAAATCCGCTGGGACGTCAAGAACACTGATGGCGGTCGTGCCAATCACGTTGGCAACTATGTTCGCTTCAACCTCATCCTGTGCGTTGAGAACAAGGAACACTTCCTCAACACGACTGTGCCGCACGAACTCGCTCACTGTATCGCTGGCACTTTGTTCTACGACAAGATCCTGAAGGATACTGGCAAGTCAATGCGTCCTCACGGCAAAGAGTGGAAGGAAGTGATGGGTGTTCTTCAGACGCCAGCAGCGGTCAAACACAACTACGACTGTACATCCATTCAACGCCCGAAGCGGCGCTCTCGCGGATCCAAGTTGCGTGGTGCCGAAGCAGATTTGCTGCTCCACAGGTTGACGGTCGCTGCCAAGCGGTTGCCTAAGCGACATCTGGCTTTGTTCATTCAAGGCCTCGTTGCTATTCAAAAGGGTCTGGAGTGACCTTCGACCAAGAATAAGAAGGATCTTAGTAGAGGTTTTACTATAAATAACACATCACTAGGGAGAATGATGTGTTCCACTACCTTTACAAAATCACAAAACTTGACACTGGGCAATATTACTTTGGCGTTAGATCATCACCAAAACCTCCGCGCGAAGATATAAAATATCTTGGTTCTGGGAAGTTGATAACAGCCTCTATCAAGAAGTACGGGTCAAAAGCCTTCTCGAAATCGATCATCGCAGAATGTAAAACCAGGGAAGAAGCAAACATACTTGAAAGTCAGATTGTTACCAAAGATATTTTATGTGATGATCTTTGTCTAAATCTCATCCCTGGTGGAGGTGGGTCAGGGTGGCTCGAAAAGAAACGAACTCACAAAAAGAAACCAAGACGCTGGACCGACGAAGAACGATTACAAATCTCACTTCGCCAGATTGGTGTTCCAAAGGCTAAACACACTCCTGAAGCCAATAAACGAAAGAGCGAACGAATGAAGGGTGTTGGCATTGTTATGTCGGCCGAAGTTCGCAAGTCGGCTATAGAAAAGGCGGCAGCTAAAGCCAAACAGGCTTATGCTGATGGCACACGCACGCACCATTATTTAGGGAAGCATAGAACACTCGCCGAACGCGAAGCCATATCTAAAAGTCTACTTGGAAACACCCCGTGGAACAAAGGTGTTACACTTACTCATGAGCATCGTTACAAAATAGGTGAGGCACAGCGTGGAAAACATGATAGAATCTCTGTTGAACTCTGTAAAATAGGATGGACCTACGATATATTCAAAGCCTGGGTTCTTGATCTTCATACCAAAGGGTTAGGCCCAATCAAGATCTGGAAGAGCTTACCTCAAGGCTGCAAAATCTCAGACCGCCCAATCAAGACAATCATTAAGGAACAAAATGACCAACTTTGTAAGTGTAATCAAGCGTTGTGAGGGTGCTGGCGGTGCTGGCTCAAAGCAGGTTATTCAGGTAGCCTTAGGTGATGCGGATAAAATGGCCCGCGACCTTATCACCGCCGCCCTAGATCCTTATCAAGTATTTGGCGTTCGCTTATACGATGATCCGCAGTCACATGCGCAAACCTCGTCAAAAGTCTCTTATGAGAAGTTCTTCGCAATGTTGGGTGCGCTCTCAAAGCGGCAGATAACAGGCGATGCTGCTAGATCCCTCGTAACAGAAACACTCTCATTGTTCTCAGAAGATGATGCCAAATATCTATCGAGGATTCTTGATAAAGATTTGCGAATCGGAGCAAGTGCCGATTCCGTGAATAAGGCTTGGAAAGCCAATCCGATTCCCGGTGATATGAGCCGCAAGCTGATCCCAACATTCGAAGTGATGTTGGCAGACAAGTGCGACAACACCGAAGATTTCGAAGACAAGGTTACCTTCCCGTGCCAAGCGGATTGGAAGTACGATGGTCAACGAACCATTGCTCTCGTTCGTGAAGGCAAACCAGTCGAGTATCGCGCTCGCTCTGGCAAAGAGATGGAACATTTGGCAGGCATCTTTGACGAAGACTTGCTGGCAATTCGCGCCGAGGTTGGATACGACTTTGTCATGGATGGCGAATCTTTTGCCTCAGACTTCACCGAAACAATCAACGCAAAGAAGGTCGGCAACGACGCAGCAAAGGCAGCACTTCGCCTCCGCGCATTCTTCATGATGCCTTTGACAGATTGGATTGCTCAAAAGACTTCGATCACCATGCGTCAAAATCGCAAGGCGCTTGAAACGTTGCTGGTGAATCGCACGAAGATTACTTTGTCTGGTGGTCGTGAAGTCAAAGACTTCCAGGACATGACGGCGTACTGCGCTGAAGTTACTACCAAAGGTTTCGACAACCAACCCAACGGTCACGAAGGTCTGATTCTGAAGGATTGGGAATCCGTGTATGTCTGGGAGCGTTCATTCACCTGGACCAAGGTGAAGAACTTCTATGATGTCGACTGCAAGATCGTAGGATTCTACGCTGGCAAAAAGGGCAAGCGCCTCGCAAATACCCTCGGCGGCATCAAGGTCTGGGGTCGTACTGAAGACGGTACCATCGTCGAATCCGACGTTGGGTCAGGTTTTGGCGATGCCCTGCGAAATGAAATCTGGACAAACCAAGATGCGTGGTTGGGTGCCACAGTGGTTATCAAATACCAAGAAGTGTCAAAGTCGAAGAACAAGGCAGTTGCCTCACTTCGCTTCCCAACATTTGAACATCGTCGTGACGACAAAATTGTTGAATGATGGAAGACACACCTCAAGTTCTTGTTGTCGACTGGTTAATTTCGCTGCCACGCGCCGCGCCACGAGTGATGATGAAAGCAACCGATCACGGCTTCTGCGACGAAACACCAGACACACCAGAGCTGGGGCACATGGTCTGCGGAAAGTGTGGCCACGATGCGGGCTGGATGCATTTTGCAACACGTACCAAAGTTAAGCGCGGCGAACCGTGCCCAGTTTGCAATAAGAAGGAATCAACATGACTGACCCGAACAAAGACGAAATTCTTGCAATGGCGCGGGAGGCTGGCTGTGCTTGGCTGCATGAACCGCTTGCGCAACGCTTCGCCGCCCTGTGCCGTGCTGATCTGGTTGCGGAGGTGGAGAGGCTGAAGAAGATGAGTGTCGCCAACATCATGGTTCGTATTGTTCCAGGGTATGACGGCGGCGGAGAAGAGATTTACGCCAAGAGCGTAGAAGAGGTTAATGCCGTCATGTCTGACTTGTCGCAACGCTTGGATGATGTGGAGACCGACCGAGACGACTGGAAGGCCCGCGCACTCAAAGCGGAGCAGGTGGGGGAGCCGTTCGGGTGGTATAGCGCAAAGGAAGACGACTTCATGCTCGACAAAATCCGCAAGACGCATGAGCGCCTGAACTCACACACGCACCGGATCGGCAAGTACGACACTGCGCTTTTCACAGCACCCCAACCCGCAGCGCAGGAGCCGGATTGTGCAACCACTGGCGTATGCGTTCGCAGCGGACTCTATGCATCCCCTCCCAGCGCAGTCCCCGTGGTTGAGCAACTGGTGGAGGCGTCAACAATGCTGCTCTCCTACACACTAGCGTGCGAAGGTCTGCTTAATGCAAAGCCAGCCGGGCAGATTGACATTGCGCAAGAAGCCATCGCAGCAGGCCAGCAATATTTGAAGGAGAACGGGAAATGAACGGCCATTGCTCAACATGCGATGTGGAAAAACAGTGCGGCTATCAATACAAGCCCTGCGACTGCTGCAACTACCGGAAATTCAAACCGCTTCCACCTACCGAAGCGAAGGTAATCCAATTTCCAAAGAAGGAGAACGGGAAATGATATTGACCGCTGACGAAATCAGAAAGGCTGCAGAGTTTGCTGCCGAGCAGATGTGGTCTGAATCGGGCTATGTTGGATGGACTGAGGATGATGCTGTATTCCACCGCAAATTTATCGAAGCGTGTTTCGAAAAGCTGCGCGGTGGGGTGGAGTTGCCAAAACAAGCTGTCAAGCTGTACGACGTGCTTGGGCAAACAGTAGAGGTTCACGGCTACACACTCCCCCAACTCCTAGCCTACGGCGATGCCCGTGCGCTGGCTGGGCGGGAGCAGGCTATTGAGGAATGTGCGGCTGAATGTCTTGTCCTCCATGCGAATGGCAACTACAAACACGA